TCTCTACGTTTTTCTAAAAGTTTTCCAAGTGTCTTAGCTTTTTCGACATCTATCTTAACTCCTTTAAACTTCATGTCAACTAGACAAGGAAATAATTTTGTTTCTAATTCAAATATTTGTCTACAACTTTTTAATTCTTTGCTTCCATCTTCGTTAATTTTTGTATACAATACTTCATCTAATTTTTTCTCAAACAAATTCCATAACTTTAAAGTTAAGTTTACATCTTGTTCTGCATAATCTTTTACTAATGAGTATGGTAACTTGTGCATGTTAGACATTGGATCTTTTATTCCACACTCTGCTAATGATTTTTCTGCAAGATCATATTTGTATTTAGCTTCGTTTAAATAATCTTTACTAATAGAATCTAAAGAATATCTCATTCTTGTTTCATCAATGACTGATGCGGCAATCATAGTATCTAGTAATTGTCCTTGTGGCATTTCTCCAATAGCTGATCTAATCCAACATACATCGTACATAGCATTATGAAATACCTTACGTATGTCCTTGTTTTTAAACACTTTTTCGTTCAAATAGTTCCATGTTTCTTCAACAGGTAAATTGTCTGTCATGGCATGGGCTATAGGAAAATATAAAGTTTGATTCTTTGTTGCTATTGCAATCCCTGTAACAAAACCATCTTTTCTAACTGCACCTAAACCTTTTGTTTTTAAGTTAGGGTCATAGGTTTCTAAGTCAATTGCAACTAAATCTATATCTGTTAAATCTAAATCAGATAGTTGTGGAACGGTACACATTATTTATAATCCCTTTCAATAATCATTTCTATAAAATGAATTGCTTTCTCTAAGTCTTGTTTCTTTCCTTTGTCGCTATGCCTCACTATGTACTTTATAGCACAGCCTTCAGGGTAAAGCAATTTGTTCTCTATTACAAATTTACTAGGTTGTATTTTATACTTTTGATAGTGATTGCCACCTATTTGTTTATCGTATGGTTTCATCTGACTCCTAACGTTAGTTTTTTATTTGATGTTAATGTCCAATAGTCATTGATTGCTCTACTGTATGCTGTGTACTTTAATCTAAGTTGAGTAAAATACTTTTCTCTTCTTGTTATAGTCTCATCTACAATTACGTTATCAAACGTTAAACCTTTTACTGTGTGTATGTTGCCATACTTAACTCTAATTTCTTTATCAAAATCAAAACCTTTTTTTAAAATTCTATTAATATAAATTAATCTTTCTTGTGTAGTCTTTGAAGGTATTCTAATTAAATCAAACTGTGTGTATTGTGCAGTCTCTGGTTTTAGTACACCTTTTTCAATCAATTGATCTAATGTATAATCTTGTTTAATCCAATCATCAAATATATCTGTATTAGATTTACCTCTAACAATTACTTTACTACCCATGTAATCCCAAAAATGTTTTATCTGTGTTAGACTCATGGGTTCACCTTTTACAAACTCTGGCCATAACTTATGTGATCTTAATTCTTTTTTAGATACAAATGCAGATTGATCTACATGAGCAAACTCTATTCCTCTTTTAATAAAAAATTCTCTACAACGGTTGTCACTTGGTGTTCCTCTAAATGTAAATAAAAATGTTTGATCTGTGTTTTCTATTTTATCTAATAGTATATCTAAATGTCCTGATCTTTCTAAGTCTGGTAAATAATAACCTTTACCCTGTAAGACTTCTCCATTTTTTTTTAACGGTGTCCATACTCTGTGTGATCCATAATGATTCCAAATAGGTTCTATAATACTTTTACAAAGTTTGTTTACCGCTGCACTACATCTCTTGCCCTCTTCTAATTCCTTGTAAGGGTTAGCTGCTAATTTATGAAAGTAATCTGCATCAGATCCTGCGTATTCAAATAGTGTTTGGTCCGCATCGCCTACTAAATAATAATGATTTTCTTTTACATGCGTTGCCATTTTATCAATAGCTTTTCTTTGAGGTACATTACTATCTTGACACTCATCTATAATAATTGCATCAATGTCCGGAGCTTTTGCTTCTTGTTCAAACTCATCTATCATATCTGCATAATCACATTTATTATTATCTTTTTTATAAGTAGTATAAATCTTGTGCAAATCTTTAATTAGTTGTATGTTATAAGGCTTAAATGCGTCCCTGTTAGATTGTTTCCAATACTCATCTAAAGTTTTACCATGTCCTCTAGCCTCAGATAAAAATCTATAGAACTTATGTTTCTTTTCAATATCATTCTCTGTATCTAAATTAAAATATTTATCCTGTATAATTAAATTCTTATGGTCATCATAATCAAATTTTTCTTTTCTTAATAATCTGTTTCTACAATAACTGTGTATTGTACAGATCTTATACTTCATAGATTTCTGTGTAAAACCACGTTCCTTGATCTCTGGTATTTGCAAAATAGCATCTCTAATTTGATTAGCTGCAACATTGGTGTGTGATAGTATTACAATCTTATCTGGATGATACTTTGGTAAAAGGTCCTTGTACAACCCTACAATAAACCCGTGTGTCTTACCTGTTCCTGGAGGACCTGCAATAAATCTAGGCTTCAAAATCTATCTCCCCTACAGTTTCAGTAAACTCTCCCTCTAAGATTATATCTTCTGTGTCAATCTGTGGTGTATCTATACGCCAAGATACCAAAGATTTAGTTTTGTATTTACCCCTATTTTTTTTTGCTTTTAATATTCTTTGTATCTTCATAACCAAATCAACTCTTTCATAAACTATTTTTTGGCTATGTAAGTAATCTTCAAATCTATCTAAGCTAAATTCTAATGTATCTTTTTCTTTACTAAAATATGGTAAACCATAAGTAGCTAATTCTTTTTTATCTGTGTAGGCTTTAGTCTGTTTAATGTAACTATTAAAATGTTTTTTAAATACTAATCTGTTATCTGCTTCTTCTACATAATCTAATGACTTACTACGTGATTCATATTTCTGTCTCATGATAACTTCAAAGTCAGCTGGTTTCATTCTAGGAACCCACACTGATGCTTGCATAATTACTTCGTCATAAAACAAATTTTGTTTCATAAGCTGTGGTCCAGTAACAATTATTTCTTTTGGTGTTGCTATACCTTGTACAACAGCGTTTATTTTAACTATGTATCTGTCATTACCATACTCTGTAATTTCACCTATAGATTCTTCTGCAATTTCTTTACCTGCACCATTGCTTAGACTATTATCTTCTACCCCAACCCAACTAAATAATTCTGAAATAGCTTTTGTAGAGCAACCTACAATCTCTGCAAGTTTAGGCATACCTAAATTTTTTTTAGCATCTTTACCTGTAGTACCTTTAGATCTTCTTGCTTCAGATTCATTATCATTAGAAGCAATAGCTAAGTTATAAATAAATTCATCAATGTCATGAGCACTCCACTTAGTATGTTTAAGTAGTACACCTGCAATAGCTGTACAATAATTATCTCTTTGGCCTTGTGGTGCATATAAAATACAAAGTGCAGTGGACAATGCTACTTTTCTTAAGTCAGCATTTAAGTCTCCAGGATACTCGTTAAATCCTCCGTACCTTTCCCAACGTACAATTTCATTTGCTTTACTGTGTTGTGATCCAGGTACAATTGTATAACGTGTTTCTCCATGTCTAATCTCACACAACATTAAACCATGTGGTAAATTTTTACATTGGTCTTCAAATTCTTTTGGTAAAGAAAACTGTTTAAATTTTACTTTACCTTTCCACCAGTAATGACTGTAAGGATTTCCTCCTCGACCAGACACACTGTCATGTATTAAAACATATTTTTCTATAAATCTTTTTGCAAGTTCATTGTCAATATCACAATCAACATCTTCATCTAATCTTAGTGCTATCTCGCAGTGTAAATATTTATCTTTCCATTCTTCTTTCGTAATTTTAAAATCTGGTTTGTTCCAACCTTTGACGATTGGTAAACCCTTTATACAGGGTATAATAATCCGACCCAAATCTATCCATTGGGCATAGCTAACCGGTCCATCAATTTTATTCTCTACCATATTTTTTATGGGCGGATCCACTCTCGCTTCGCCGCCCACTCCCTAGGAACTTATAAATTGATTGTTTTTTTAGGTTCTTCTTGTGTCTCAGGTTTTGCTTCAACTTCACCTGCGCTTACACGCTCTGCAAAGTTTTTAGCTGTATCGTAGATACCTTTATCTGATACTGGACCAACTTGAGATACATCCCATCCAAACCATGTTCCTTTGTCATTTGACATCTGAACAGTTTTTAATTTGTAAATGTGGCTATATGTTGGCGGAGTAAACATACCATTTTTT